AGGATACCCCACGACCCTGCCTTGGGGGAGCAGGTGGTGAGGTTCTCCCGTCGAGTTTGGCCATGAGCCGAGCGTGAACCTGGATAGGTACACGACCGGCCAACGCCTGATCGACGAGATGCCTATCATCGTCACCAAGCCTGTACAGCTGTGTAGCTAGTACACCGAGCCAATTGCTGGCCCGGGGTGCCTCTTCAGGCACGGCTTGCAGCCGCGGTCCAAACCAAGCCCGATCCCAGCCGTCCTTATTAGGGACAACTAGGGGGCTTGCTTGGCACTCGTCCCAGTTACTTCTGATTCCGTCGCTATCTCCGGCTTGACCGGGAACGCGGCAGAGTACAGAGACTGAGCGAGGGAGCGCCCGCACGACGGCACGCCATGCTGGATACAGTCGAGCGTCACAACCAATAAGGTTGTTCCGCCGATGAGCCAGCATGCGTATGCCGTTAGCAAGGCGAAAGACGTCTTGCGTCTCACGCGGTATTTCCTTTTGAAAGAAAGGACGAACTTCGATGCCGTCAAAGTAATCCTTGCCGCACGACTCTCGGAAAGGTCCAGACCGGAACGACTTCTTAGTATTAACTGAGAAGCCGCAGAAAGTCAGGACCTCGACGAGGAGGTCGTAGGCGGCAACAGGGACTACGATGTCATCGCCATAGACAAGAACCTCATCAGGTTCCAGCCCAAGGCAATGGCAACACCCATGAGCGAGACCAAGAAAAATCAAGGTCTCCAACTCGAAGGTGGAACCGTTCCCCATAGAGGAGAATTTCTCGTAACGAAACCACTTCCCGTCTAGGAAACCGTTCTTAGAACGGACCCTGTCAAGGACTTCAAACCACCCGTCGGGCAGCAAGAAGCGGACCAGCTCGCGAGAGACTGTATCACTCGCGCTACTAAGGTCCATGGTTGCTAGGAGATTAGTCACAGATCCAGAGAGGGCCGCACGCTGGTTAGGCGTCTGGTCATCAAGATCTATACCGACACGTCGCAGTCTTCGTCTCATCATGCGTCCAAGCCCTAACTGGGCGTAAACGTTAAGAAGAGGCTCGATAGCGATCGTTCGGTGAGTGACAGCGGTCTTCGGCACGAAGGCTACTTTGTTGCCGGGGGTCAGATCGAGATCCTCCACCTTGACCGAGGGCCAAAAGCCGTCAGTTTCGGTGTCGGTAACCGATCGGGCCCAATGAGGCTGGCTCATCACGAGCAGAGCCCCGACATCCTTCATGTCATGAGACACGGAGGGCCGGACTTGCAGCTTATCGTAAAGGGACGTTAGTCCCTTGGCACTGGTGTGAAAGAACGTACCAGGGCCGAAGCGACAAGCATAGAGCCACTCGCGGTAGTCAACACATGGACCGAGGATCGAGTTAATTTTACGCGCGGCATGCGAAAGGACATGCCGAACACGGCCATCTACCATCTCTGGTGAGGCAACAAGATCCCGGAACCGTTGGTTAGACTTCCGACACTCCTCTTCCGCAGCCCAGAATTTCTCCCGGGCTGAGGCCTCTGGATCGATGCCAGGTACCTGAAAAGGCACCTTCCGAAGAAACGAGACGGCGCAAGCGTCGTCGAAGTACTTCGATGCGGAATCGTAATCTAGAGGACTGACCGTTTTAGTGAGCAGCTGTTGCCACTCACCGTATCGGATCAGAATCTCACAGCTAAGTGAGACAGGTGTGTTGAGGGACTCAAACATGTCCACAGCAACGTTGTTCAGTAACCCAGAAGGGGCACGGAACTGCTGAAGGGTGACCTTCAGAGACCCATAGATCGCCTGGGCCCTCTTAGAGAGCTTAAAGCGCATGAGTCCCCCTGTGAGCTCCACGAACGGTTATAGTCGTTGTGACCCGAGAGGGCCATACGTACTGGAGTCGTTCGGGGACAGAACGATCGTTGACATGTCCAAGAAACACAAAAGTCTCGAGGACATAGCAGCGAACAGTTCTTCCTGACCGAATCTTGGAGGTCCTCAGAATCAAGTCGGTCCTTCCTTCGAAGGAACGAATCGACACGCCCCGCGCATCGCGCGCGTATGCATAGATCATGAAGATGACTCCTTAAGTCGGGATCGCGCCGTTCTCGGCGGCGGCCTTGACGACGGCTTGGCCTACCAGAGCTTTCGCTCGGGCGACCAGTTCGTCAACCTCGGCCACCGACAAAGCGGCGGGACGCAGGAACTCGAACGTAAAGGTGTTCGTTCCCAGCAGCGCGTTGGTCTCGGAATCGAGAACGGGACGCGTGAGCTTGCCCTGGATGCGGTAAACACCGGAACCCTTGTCCGCCGGGATCTTACGACCCAGGACGGCACGAGAGGTTCCCAAGATCGACGTTGCCCCGGATTCGATCCATTCGACGCTGTCCGGATTGACCGAATAGACATTGAACGTCACGTCCGAGTTGGCGTTGTTCTTGAGGGTGAGGTCGGCAGCTGCTGCCATTGACTTCCTTTCGGAGAAGGATATGCGGATTCACTCCGCGTTAAGCTATCAACGATAGCGATTTGCCCCCTTGAGGAGAGCCAGACCCGTAACGAGCTTCTGAAAAGAGTTCGGAAACTGCTTTGGTATCGACAGCGCAAGGGGATCGACAGTGAATGGGCCGCGACCGTAGTGTCTTTTCCACATGAACGCTATACGACGATCGTTCACACAGGTACCACCCCAAAAAGGACGTTCAGTCCGGGGTTGAGTCCTATAGAACTTCATCGTGTTCACGTTCGAGTGTAGGGACCGTCGGATCTCGACGCCATGAAGGGCCGTTAATCCCGCCAGCCAGTCACCGACTGAAATAAACCAGTCGAAGACGAAGCTATAAGGGATCCGTTCCCACGCATACAGAGCTGGGTTGGTCAGACCAAGCTGTTGCAGCTGGTTGAAGTGCGGGTTCACTACTTCGCACCAAACCTTTCGTCGAATCTCATAGCTCGCCGTAAAACGACGAGAGATCCGGCTCTGTGCGCCACCACCGAAAGGATCGTAGTCGAAATCCGCTGAACGGTCATAAGACCCTTCGCCGCGGACCTGACACGAGAATCGAGGTGGGCGCCCGCCGAGGACTTGCTGAGCAAAGAACTCTGCGGAACCTTTCACATCCATAAGCAAGGGTATCCACCCGTACTTATACTCAAGCCAGCTCTTATGAGCAGTCTTGGGACTGATGTTCAAGGTTTTGGCGACTCCCTTCAAATCACCATGGACGAACTGACGATAGGCATCTGAGACTCGCTTAGCGAGACCCAGAATAGTGCCAGACGTTTTGTCCGCCTCAGCATACATTAGACCAAGATTGGTTTTCATGTCTGCTATCTTCCCAAGGAGTTTCACAGTAGCATCATTCCCGACCTGAGCGGCTAACCCAGCGAAGTCAGTAACATCGTAAGTGGCATTAAAGTCATTCACGATGTCAGACCCGCTGAGAGGATACCCAGGAAGGAGAACATAGTCACGGAAACCCGACGTGTACTCGTAGTAGGCTCCTTCGTTGATCTGTTGATCAATTTCGAAGCGCTCATCCGAGTACGGGTTCGTCGGAAGATCGGCTGACCGGACTGAGTGGTAATCTGGAGTGTTCTCCCAAAGTCGATTCCGTACCAGGTAGCCCGGGGCATAAGCCCCGAGAGCCGGGATAACGAGCGACGTGGAAGGCATACCATTTCTCCTCAGTATTAAGAGCCTCGTAAGAGGACACCCGAGTCGGCAAGGGATCTACTCTCACGAGTAGACGACGGTGAGGTGGGCACTGGCAAGAGCCTCTAAAGGGCCCACCTCGGTGCATTGCGTTGTTACGCAAAGTCGCGTTGTTCGCGAACCGCTATCAACCAAGCGTCACCAGATGACAGATATCCGCGGAGCGAAA